CTAGATCTCTAGTTCTGGATTCAGGAGTATCGATTGCCATCATTCTTACTCTTTGTTTTTTTAGTACCGTACTAAAACCTAAGTCAACATCCACGTCGACTGTGTCACCATCAACAACTCTTGTGATATAAACTCTGTACCTATACACTTATCACCGCCTTGATATGTTCAATATCAATAATTGCTGCTGCGCTTCCTTCATAGTCTACCGGCATTGCTTTATTCCAATCAAGAAATACTCTGTCTCCTGACATAACTGTGCCGAGTGCACCACCACTTACGGCCAACACTAAAGCAGGTTTTGAACCCTTCGTAGTATCTCCTGTAAGAATAATACCACCCGATGTGGTTTCTTCTTTTTCAGTCGCGGTCACTAAGACTTGACTGTGTAACATTTTAATAGCCATTTTTTCTCCTATATATTATTTCGAAAAACAAAATCAATTGCTCTTTCGGCTTCTTTAACCATATCCCGTTTACCATACCATCCACCAGTATCATTGTCCAAATCAGAACAAATCCAGGCAATCTCTTTTGCTGAGATGGGATAACCTCTCTGCATTGCATTGCCTGCGGTGGAAACCATAATCTTGTACATTTGTAAATACCAACCTGAGCCGGTAATTTTCTTGTAATCTTCAATCTGTTTCTTGTTTACAAAAGGGCAGTCTTGATATCCTGTCCATGAAAAGTCAGTGTTATTGAGTTTTTCTTGTCGATGTTGTATAAGACTCCTTTTAATAGAGTCAGGTAACTTATCGAAAAACGATTCATTTGATACGACGTATCTGTGTCGTTCCATAAGTTCATTCGGATCCATGATGATTCCGTCGTGTGTGAATATGAAGTTGTAAGACCCTTTATATTTACTTGGGACGTAGTACATCCTGGATAAATCTTTTGTTTGAGCATCTGCGATGTCTCCTATTTCTTTATTAAGTGCAAACCAAAAGTGCTTTATTTTATCCGCTATAACGGATTCTGTTAACGGAAATACCAACCTAAATTTAGGATGGCTTTTAGATGAACTTGCTGTAGAATAACATACATACTTATATTTAGAATACTTCTCGTGTATGTCTTCAATAGATCCTTCATAATCGTCAACATCTACAATACCAAAACCAGCCCACTCAATGACATTAGCATTTGCGCGAGTGGTTCCAGATTGATAAATCGCAGGTGATATTAAAGGAGCATCAGCCTTTTTCTGATACTTATCGCTACCTGCTAGTTTGTATAATACTTTCTCAAAGTCATCAAACGAAGTATAATCAACTCGTTTGAGAGTTTTGTTGTCGTATATACTATCGAAGATCGTTAAGGATACCATGATTACCTTCGTGAGATGGAGCTTTCCAACCTTCTGGTTTCATAAGATCTGGTAGTCCCAACGGATTTGGTCGGCCTTCTTTAACGCCAACGTTTTTAGTCATATTTGCTTTTAGAACTTCGTCCCAAGCTTTATAGGCATCAACGCCAAAAGCATCAAGTGTTCCAATTGCCACGACACATAGATCAATTAAACCATCTACGATTTCTTCCGCATCCATTACTTTATAAGCATTACGTGTTTCGTCAAGTTCTTCTTGCAAAAACTCGATTCTAAATCTTAGAAAAGATTTTAGCTTGTCTACATCTTTTTTGTTATCAAATACCCAATCAAGAGTTCCGAATTTATCTTGCATCTTTTCGATGTCTTCTACCCAGTTCTTGCTCATACAATAATTCCTTGTTTTGGTGGTGTAACAATTCCGCTTGTCATAGCCCTGATTTGATCTACAATTTCATCAACCGGATCTACGATCATAACGACAAATTGCTTATCGATTACAAATTTCTCATCTTTAGCATAGGCCATAAATGGAATAAATCCAATCTTGCCTGGCTCCGTAGCAATCATAGAAAATGCATCAGTAATAGTTACCGTGTATTCTGTTTCTTCGACATTACAAATGACTTCATCACCTGTCGTCAGTCTTACTATTTTCATCTTTTTCTCCTGTATATGGTATATTATAACACGACTTTAATGGTTTGTACACAACTATTTTAAAAGAATTCATCGAGTGTCGCTATCTCTTTAGAATTCCAGCCGACTGCCGATAAGATCGGGTCGATAACATCTAAGAATGTTTTATTAAATTGTGTATCGTAATCAATATAACGATGTAAGCCAAACTCTTCCGGAAGGTAATCTAAGAAAGAGATTACGTTTTCCTTGATGTGATTTGGAGTGCGCAAGTATATAAACTTGATTTTCTCGCCATTTTGAATTTTGTTGTACTGTTTATCTAGTGACATATCCTTTAACATCTTGTTGTATAAGATACCGCCACGTGCATGGATTGGAGTTCCTTTGCGGTAGATTGTTTGTTTATCTTTAAACTGTGTTAGATTTGTAATCCCACGTGGAAATGCAATTTGATCCGGTGACAGTGTTTTAAAATACGTTCGGAATGATTCGATGTTGTTCTGTACATCACGTTCAGTTCCTCCGATAATTGTTTTAAACATTTCTTTAAGGGCTTCACGACAAGGTGCTGGTGTCGAAGATTTGATTGCTTCGATACCCATAATCTTAAGTTTAGGTTCGGCATAACGTACTCCCTCGTTATCAAGGACATTTAAGATATATCGTTTTTTAGCAGTCCAAATGCCACGATCGGCAATAGCTTCACGTTTCATTACCATACGATTTTCAATACCACCCATGATATCAAACAATTCGTCGTAAGATTTTTCGAGAACATCTTCAAGCTTTTCTTTACAAACAGTGTCGACAAACTCTAATGGATTTTTTGGGTTAACAGCAGAGACAAGATCATCTAAGCAAACATACACCGAATCGGTGTCGATCGCAAGAACATAGTCTTTCTTAGTTTTAAGCACTGAGTTGAGGTAAGTATTGATTGCCTTTTCAGCCCATCGAATTGTAAGCTGTCCAGTAAGTGTAATTCCTTCTGCGATTCGTTGATCGAAGAATCTGAAATACTTGTTGCCGAGAGCACCATAAAGAGAATTAAGGAGAATTTTAATAGACATCTGTTGATTTTCTGCAATCGCGATATCCCTTTGGACTCGGTATAATTCTTGTTTATCATTTTTATCAATCCTTTCTAGTTCGCGCTGCGAGTTAATCATTTGTCTTTTTATTACAACGCGTTCGCTGTACATTTCGTTAATAATCTTTGGTAGAATACCTTGTTCATCAGTTTTAAAATACTGACCTGAGGCAGAAGCACATTCATTAGTGTCAAGTCTAGGTCGGATTTCTCCAGAAAGAAGACTATCAACATTAACATTAGCAACTTTACCAGGAATAATAGTTTCTGGAGACATGTTGTTTTGCATAATAATAGATGGATACAGAGAGTTTAAATCAAAAGAAACTACCCATTCGTGCATTCCGACATGCGGATCTTTAACATAACCACCAGGATAAGGCGTTTTAAACTTTTCTTCAGCAAAGGGAATTATCACTTGATTAGCGTACAAATTACGAAATATGATTGCATCCCATATTGCAGTAGTACCCATAACATCGCTGTAGTTTACACCACCACGATATGCCATAGTTAGAGCAAGTGTAATCAATCCCATTTTATCTTCGAATCGATCTACTAGATCAACGTCTTTGATGTTATAGTCAATAAACTTTTGATGATCATGCTTATATAAAGTATGCAAGTTGCCATGTTCTTCGTAACTTAGTTTTTTCTCACCGAGAACAACTGAAGCAATATGATCAAGTTTATAAGTTTCTTGTGGACCATAAGAGTAACCAAACTTTTTAAATAAATCCAGGTAATCCATTTGAGCAATACCCTGTATTTCATATGCCATTTGCTTACGTTGCATTGTCGTAATATCACGACGATCAATCAATCCCCATGGAGATAATCTACGGACAAACTCTTCTCCGTGAATTTTAATAATACGGTTTACGATATAAGGTATATCAAAGAACCGTGAGTTCCAACCAGTGATTACATCCGGACATTGCGATGGTAAAGACCAATGAGCAATAAAGTCAAGTAAAAGTTCTGATTCGGTTTTACAGTGTTTATAGACAACACGATTTTCTTGCATGATGCTATTTTCAACATCATATTCTTTAAGACCCCACACATAAAATGTGTTGTCAATATTGTTTTTCATACAGATTGCAGTAATCTCGTGAGCTGCTTGTTCAGGCTCTGGGAATCCTGCATCGGATTGTACCTCGATATCGATCGTAGATACGTTAATTTGGTTTCTATCAAATGCTATTTCACCTGGAAATTCATCATTGATAAAAGCTGGGATGTGTTTGTTATTGCCGTAGATGTGTCTACCGACAACTTGTGAATTTACTTGTAACCATTCCTTTGCATCACGCATAGAATCAAAATTGATTGGAGAAACATTAGCTCCATCAAGCGATTTCCATTGGGAAGGTTTTGCCGTGCTTACAAAATAAGTAGGTTGATATTTTATTTTTGTATGTATCTTTTTACCGTTTTTATAACCGCGATAAAGCAATGAATTGCCATAGCGCGAAACGTTAGTGTAAAATTTTGTGTTCATAGTATAACCATTTCAAATTTATATGTACATATTATAACATAATTTAAACACGTTGTACACTTTTATGTAGTAAGATTGGGAGAGATTGCCCTCTCCCGCTCTAATTATGCGTTAAAACGAACTCGCTTGTACATAAATTATTAGTGGTGAAATACATAATATTCCAACTAATAAAAATGCAAATTCGAATCCAGTCCTAATGCCATCTTTGTGTTTACGTATGTAACCCATGATTGACTCCAGTAAATTGTTTATTACAATCCACTGAGTTCTCGCTGCTCACCGGAATCTATTCTCGAATAAATTCCTTCTTCTTTGATGCCCCAGCAGACCCGATTTCGATCTTCCTAGGACGCCTCTCTTCTGGAACTTCAACTCTGGCATTCACCACGAGTATTCCATTCACAAGATCAGCCCCGTCTATTACGACAAATTCAGAGAGTCGGAAGGACTTCTCAAATTTGCGGGTTGAGATACCTTTGTGTGCGTATTCACGATCATCATCATTTTGATGTTGTCCCTTTATTAATAGAATCCCATCCTTAACTTCTAGTGCAATATCTTCTTCTGAAAATCCTGCAACAGCAAGTTCGATGTTGAAGTTTTCTTCATCGATCTTTACGACGTTGTGTGGGGGATAATTGTCTTGAGATCTTCCAGCTGTGTGGATTCTTTCAAGTTCGTTTAATATTGGATCAAATCCAATGAAAAGTGAACGCGGTACGTTCATAGTACTTCTTACCATTTTAGTTTCCTCCTATATATAGCAAGGTTAATATGTGGACCCGACCAATTCGGCATCCACATTTATTTATACAACTTTTGTTGTTACTTTAAAGATTGTTTCCAAATCTTATTAATTCTGCCGCATTTCATAAATTTATGAAATTTCTTCCATGCTTTTTTTAGTTTTTTCTCCATTGTTACTATTTCCTATATTATATTTAGGACATAGTTGCCATTGTGTTTTTTCCTTAAATGGAATTACTTTAATCTGTCTTAACGGTGCAATATCTTTCGCTTGTTCGGCTGTAACAAAAGTTACGAGTCCCCAATCTGCCAGCAATGTAGCAATAGTATTTCTACGCTGGATATCGTTCAACATTAAATTAGAAGGTTTCCCATCTAATAAGAATAACTCTTTAAAATGCACAATGAAGTATCTTCCTTGTTTGTGCAGTATATGACATGATTGATATAGCTTTTGATCTTTCCTAGACGCCACACCAATTCGCGTTAATGTTTCTCTAATTTTGAGAAAGTCATCTGGTTCGTTGAGAGTAATCTCCAACATAGAAGCTGGAGTCCACTGGACTTCAATATTATTATTTTCGTTTTCCACCTTTATACATCCTTATTTTCAATTCGTTAATTTGTTCGCCATTTAATAATGGCAATACAGATTTAGCTTTTTCATTACTATATCCATAATATTCTTTTATAAGTTCCAAGTTCTCTATGTTAATAGGCTTTGCCCATTTAGAGAATCTTTTCTTCTTCTTAATTATATTTATAAAAAAATCAAATTGAAGACGATGATCTATATGGTGATGTACATTCATTTCATTAGCGAAAAGAATTGTATCAGGAAAATACGAAAGTCCCCTGTTAACCATAAATGACGTGTATGCCTTTTCGGCCACATCATCAACCATTATATCCTTTTTAGTTGTGTTGATTGCGTTTAGATAATCGAAGGGGCTCATTTGAATGAAACCCCTGCCATTACCTCAGTAAGACAAGCAACAGTATTAAGTTCGTGATCCGCAACAAATGAATTCTTATATTGATAATCAGCAAGTATAAGCACTAGTTGTGGTATACTTTGAGGATCAATATAGTCATTCATATTATCATAAATTTTACGATAAATTGCTGCAGGTTCAGAATCAATATTGTTACTTACCCACTGACGCATACCTTTAAAGTTCTTCCCTTTCAAGTGGATCATAAGATCGTTGAGGGATACTTCCGATAAAGATACTAAAATGCCCGTATCAATAGTACCGCTACTACTGTAACGTTGAAGTTCGTTAAGAACCTTACGCCAATCGGGCATGTGTTTCATAATAAGTTCAGCTACAACCTTGCGATCGTAATCAATGTTTTCTTGGTTTAGAATAACCTCGCATCGATGTAAAAACTGCCCGCAAAGTGGAGCTGAATCTTTTTTAGAAACGTTAAACTCAATCGTAGTACAACGAGAATGCAATGGTTCAATGATTCGATTCTTGAAATTACATGTCAATATAAATCGACAGTTATTTGAGAACTCTTCAATGAAACCACGCAATGCGGGTTGTGTTGATTGAGCATTAAGATAATCTGCTTCGTCAAGAATAACTACTTTGTAGCCTCCTTGTAACGAAACGGTAGATGCAAACT